ACAACAATAAATCAAATGCAGTTGTCCTCGGCGGAGTACGGCCGCAAGTCAAGAACGTTTGATGGGTCGTAAAAGGGGCCGAAAGGCCCCTTTCTTTCACTTGCATGAAGGGTAAAGCTTATTCAGATGTCGGTTTTCGTTGACGCTTGGGAAGCTGTTTCTCTTCAATAATTCTTGTTTTGTCGGCTCTTTATATCCTTGCTTGTTGCCAGCACAAAGTTCACGCGCGCCCATTGAGCTATATCTTTGCAGTGCGTATTCGGTATCAAGGTTCATGGTTATCTCCTTACTGCTGTGATGCGATCATGTCTAACTGGCGGCGAAGCATTTTCAATGCTCCTTCAGGGAATGGTTGCTTACAAAGCCCATCGAATATTGCGATGTTTTTTGCATTGCTCATGCGAGCCTTCACTACTTTCCAGCATCCTCTAATTGTCGCGTTAACCGGTCGGCGATCTAATGATGCCATCTTTGCGGCTATCTCGATTGTCATCAGGCAATCGTAGTATTCATCGAAGTTATAATCACTGTTCATCGCACTTGCTCTTCATGGCTGCAATTGCGATTTTCTCGGCAATGTCATATGTAATGGTGCTGATGTATTCCTGGAAGTCGCAATCGTTATCGAACATTTTTTCAATAATGTTGTTGCATCCGAAGTCATGGCTCAGCTTTGATTTAAGCTCAAGAACGAGAAATCGCTGGAATCGAGAGTGGCTAAGTGAATCAGATAGCCACTCAGCAAGATCGCTTGTTTCTTTATCTCTTGCATCAATATCATCAATGTTACTGCCCATTCCCACGCCCTCCGCGAGACACGCACGATGTGATGAATGTTGCAGTTGCATTGCGTGGAGTCATTTCCTGAATGACTTCCTGCGCATTTACGCACGCTTTTTTGCTGTAGAATACGATAGGCTTTTCTATCTTCGTCCCGCCGTTGGCGTAGACCACCATTATTAACATTAGCCATTGCATATCACTTCTCCGGTTTATTTGTCTTCTGGTAGTGAAATTCAGTGCGTTATTGAGGTGGCGCCTGAATCAATAAATTCTGATGTTCTCTGCCAGTATCCACCAATACAACTAAGCTTGAAAACATCCCCCAGATTGGTAACCGCAACAATCTCCTTTGACCATACTCCTGGTTTGCTTTCTGGCAGTCGATCGCTACAAGCTACCCAGCCATCATGAGCTTCCTGATAGTTCGCGGCTTGCAGTTCTTGGATGTGCTGCCACATAAGCAACGCCAGCTCACGAACTTTGTCCTTGCCGATTGAATGGATGGCCGCGATAAGTTCACCAGTTTCGTTTTTATCTAAAGGTTTCATCACCATCACCACTTAACAACAATCATGCGCAGCACAGACGCGTCTACAGACTTGCCTGATGGAACGCCGCAGGCATCTCGTGCTGCGTTCATGGCTTCTTTCCACATCTCGCCATCTCCGAGGAACTTGGCAATTACAAGCTTGTTTTGTGCTGCGCGTAGTGCGAGTTGGTCAATCATTTTCGATGTCCTTTAATGGCAGCCCCGCGCTGCCTCATGTGATTAACTATACACCATTACTTCCCGCGTGCAACTTTTTTGTTTATATATTTGCGAAGTCTGCTGTTAGCCTCATAGCGAGCCATGCCAGCCTTCTGATATTCAATGTCATGCGCATCTTCTGCTGCCTGATATGCCCTGCCATAAGCTGCTGCCACCTGAGCGCGTTCTGATACGCCCAGTTGTGATAACTGGGCATCAATCCATGCGGCATCGTCTTTGTGGTGGCGGAACGGCATAGCGCCGGTTATTTTTTGTTGGCCGTATGCCATGCTTTAACTGCCTCCATTGCACCAACAGCTCCCAAAGCGACCACGGAAAAAGCACCGAGAACTTGTGCAGAACTAAGGTATGAAACCTGCTTGGCGCTGATTGCTGATAGCGTATGGTCACGCCGCTTCAACTCAATCACGATCGGCGGAGAGCAAGGAATGATAATATCGCTTGCGCCGGTATTCATTCCCTCCTGCTGCTGCTTATAGCCCTGGAACTTGCTGCGCTTACCTTCGTTGCGAATATGAGTGGCAATGGCTGCCAGCGATGGAAACTCCCTTTCCAGAAGCCGAAAGAAGCCGATCAGCTCTGCTGTCTCTGTGGCGCATTCGCCGCGATAATTTACATCGCCGAAAATAGGGATGTAGTTGGGGATTGATTTTAGGTTCATTTTTGCTCCTAGAATTTAGTCATTACGCCATAGTGATTGCCTATGGCTGCCAAAGTTAATCCGATGATTATCCCGCAAAAAAGTAAAAATATATGACTGTTCATGCCTCAACCTTCTCTGAGTAATGCACCTGTTTAATCTCAAACTTCACATAACCATTCTGTTCAGTCTTGCGAATGGTTATCTCACGCGGCGCGTTATTCCATTCTGCGCACTGGTCATAGCTAGTTATCAACTCGCTGTTCGCCCCATTAATCTGCGCTAGCTTATTGAATATCCATTTCTGGCGCATTGTGTGCCACGCTGTGACCTCGCCAATCTCTGTGCGGTACTCAGCCTTTAGTGAGTGATTGCCGGTCGCCCTGGCTATCCACGGCGTGTATGTGGCGCTGTAGCACTTAACGCGGCGTATCTCGCCATCCATCATGACGTTGGCAAATCCTGCTGCATCGGTCAGCTTGCCGTTGGGGTCTACCAGCCTTTCTTTGCATTCCGTGCAGTGACGCGCCGCGATGTCGTTCTCTGCAAAACACTTAGGACAAATCTTAAGTGAGAATCGATGTTCGCACCGCACTGGCTGTCCTTTAATGACAAACGCTTCCGGGTTGCTGCACCGGCGTGAGTAATGGGCTGGCATTGGCAGATCTAACTCTTCTATGTCGCCAAATTCATCCTTGCGTGATGGGTCTTTGACTTTCATCGTCATCACTTCCCCATCCCATTCGCAGGCATTCCCTTCGGCGTCATATCGCGTTGCGCGCTCGGTTCCTGGCACCAGGAAATTGCCAAACCTATCATGCGCCACGCCATCGTAGATCGGGTCGTTGCGGCGCTTCTTCATACTTATGGCATGGCACGCAGGACACTCGACCTGAATTTCCATGCCTTCGCCTGGCTTACGGTTTGTCTTGATTTCTGGCGTGAATATGTCTTTCTCAAGTCCGTGGCGCTCAATGTTTTCTGCATAGTCGAGCACTAATGCATCTTCCTTTCCTTCGCATAGGCGCAGCGACCTACCGATAATTTGTTGCAGCAACCCGGGTGATTCGGTGGCTCGCAGAATAGCAATCAGGTCAACGTGAGGGGCATCAAAGCCAGTAGTCAACACGTCGACATTAACCAGATATTTAACGCGCCGCGCTTTGAAGTCGTTGATGAACTTCTCGCGCTCTGATTTCTTTAGCTTGCCGGTAATAACGCGCACGTCATGCGATGGTAAATAGCTGGCTATCTCTTCTGCATGGCTGATTGTGGCAGCGAAGAACATCACGCCTTTACGGCTTTCTGCAAACGCCATCACCTTATTAACAATGCGTTCAGTCTTGGTGTTGCCGTTAAATGCCTTGGCAACGGATGCCGCTGTGAATGAGCCGTTGCGGTCAGTCTCAAGCTTGCTTGTGTCATAGTGCTCTTCAGTCTCACCAATTACTGGTTTAGTCAAATATCCTTGCTCCACCAGCTCACCGGCAGACACGCGATAAAGCAACCGTGAATAATACGGATCTCTCGCCTTGCTATCGTCGTGTAGGATTTCATTCTCACCAGTGCAGTCATTGGCATAAATGTAACCTGTGCCAGTTCGGTATGGTGTGGCCGTCATTCCGATAATGCGAACGTTCTCGTTTGGCTTTATGCCGTTGATTTCATATCCCTGAACCTGCTTTATTAGCTCAAGCATGGTAGGCGTCACGCCATGGGCTTCATCAATGATGATGCCTGACACACCAAGATGAGCGATGACCCTGATATTTTTTATTGCCGTCTGGGGGCTGGCAAAAATAACCTGGTGGCGCAATTCTTTGCTACCAGCGCTTGAACAATAGATGCTGGCCGGTTCTTTGTACCCAGTTACATATTTCTCGTGGTTCTGAACCACCAGCTCTTTGCTTGGAGCAATGCATAGGACGCGCTTGTTTGGAGCTACGCCAGCCAGGTATCGAGCGATCGCAGAAACGATAAGGCTCTTGCCAGCTCCAGTGGCTAACTCCAGCAGGCATGGACTTAGGCGTTTTTTTATGTGCTCTTTAACCTCGTCAACAGCTTCCTGCTGATAGGGTCGAAGGGTGTATGTCATGTTTAACCCCAAAGATAAATCCGCCGAAGCGGCTGTGGTTATTTAATCGATACGCATTGGCATGACGACTATTGTTGCATGGTCGCCATGAGGCGATTCTAATCTTGCGGTTGTTGCAGTGGTCGAACCGCTTAATTCGAAAATTATCTTTTCCCATCTTGGATTGAATAATTTAGCTGCCTTCTCAAAGTCAGCTAAATAACCTGCGTTAAACCCAATTTTATAGCATGATGAAAATTCTTTTGGTATGACTCTATCTATATCAGGAAATCGACCACCTATTAAGCATGAAAGGCCAACACCAATTCTTGATTGATGTTCGTTGAAATACTCAACAATACCATTTTCAACATCTATGACAGCATGCTCATAATTTCTTACCGGTGCCTTTGTTATTGAAAGAATAATATCCTCTTTCAACTTCCCTTCATGATTGCTACCAATAAACGCACGGTGGCCGTCAGTAGAACATACGCGACCATCGGATTTGAAACATATGCCGTTAAGGTAATAACGGATATCTTTCTTTGCCTGGAATATTAATGCAGACTCCAGAAGTATTTTAGACACTTTAATTTTCATGTTGGCATCCTGTTATTTGATGTCTGCGCGGTATTCGTTGAGTATTCTATCGACTTCTGCAATTGCATTTTGTGGAACCACAATGCAGTTATCATTCAGGTGATAAGCATCAACCAGCAATTCACATAACCGCCTTGCCTTGGTTGCACTAAATAGTGATGTTGAGCTGGTAACGCGTTTCTTACCGGAGGCATGAGCCTTTTCAACTTCCTTTTTCAGCTCTTCAGCGGCTGAATCTCCGTGTTTCCTAACCTTATCAACCGCGACATGTAGTGCCACATCGCCATCACGAACCAGCGTCTGAACTTCGTGATTGGCTTGGGTGAAAGCCAGAAGCTGATCGACTTTGCTGCGGCTCATGTTAACCAGTTTTGCGATCTCGACTGGAGTCAGGTTGAATGCGCTCAGTTTCTTCACAACAAGCGACTGCTCGTAGGTTGTCAGCTTCAGTTGGCTGTTGCTGTTAAGAATACGCGCAGTTGCCTCAACGTCATTCCCTTTGAATGGAACAATGGAAATCCACTCAATAGGATTCCCCGCGGCAATGGCTCGACTATATGCACGGTGGCGTCTGTGTCCTTCTACGATATAAACGCCACCTTCATCACGAGCTGTTACCTCCAGTGCTGGAACCTGTCCGCCGTTAACGATAAACGACAACAAGCTGTCCTCTTCTGCTTGTACCTGATCGCGCAGATCACCAGATAGCTGATCAGCATTGACACGAGTGTTAAATCCTTCTCGGATATGAATATCAGCAAGGCGCATAAACATACCTGCGTCACTGCGTTTTATTAAACCTTCTTTGATCATACTTTTAAAAGTGTTAGCCATACTTACTCCTTTAAGCCGCCCGTAGGCGGCAATCAGTTATTAAAAGTCAACTTCTTCGTCAGTTGCGGCGGCTTGCTTTGCCGTGCCATCAGCATCGCTTGATTTCTGAACATTATGCTGCGGGAGTTTTTCACGCAGGAAGCCGAACCCCTGAATGTAGTTTGATGGACGTGGGTCTGGATTACGATCATCAGCTTCAGGCTGGAATACACCCATCTTAACGCGTGCGTTTGATGCGCCAACCCAATGCTCCTGAATGTTCTCAGTAGTCAACGGCAGACGGCCTTTGCCGAGTGGTGAGCCTGCCTGAGTGTCTAGCAGTGTCAGGTTCTTCAGTGCGCGGTCGCGCTTGGCTGCGTCCATATCGTAGATTTTTGCGTTGTACTTGTACTTCTGACCCAGGAATTCGCCTGGCGTGGTAACTGCTACCTGAACGAAGCAGGTTTGAATTGCCTTGCCTTCTTCAATGCCATTGAAGCCATCAATAACGACAACTTCAAGCTCTGTGCCTTCAGGGATTAGCTTTTGCTGACCATCAAAGAAACCGTCAAACTGGATATCGTCTTCTGTAGCTACGCCAATGAAAAATTCGCTCATATCACATTCTCTCTTATGGTTGAGTTGTGCAGCCATTCGCTGCCGGTGAGATGAAGTAAACACTAAAACGAATTGACGCGCAACCTTTTTGTTGTTATTTTTATCTCATCGACAACAGAGGGACTCAGAATGAACCATAGTGATAAAGCGCAGCAGACCATTGAACGCCTGCGCAAGGCATCGGCGTTAGGCGTTAAGGTATCAGCAATTTATGGCAAGGCGGAGCTAAGCCCGTTCCGCATCAAGAGCATCATTTCAGATGCTGCATATAAAGCCGGGAAGACTCTGACAGATGAAGAGGCTGATGCTATTAATGCTGTTTTGGATGGCATAAAAGCAGATCTGTAATTGTGGCGCATAGCGCCAACATGTAATGATATAACATAACAAATGGCGCGCTTTGCGCGTCAGGATTTCTGCACTCTAAATCCTGGAGTTACACATGAATTTAATCTTCCCGCTCACGTTATCATGCGGCCACTTGGCAAGCGGAACGTGCGACTGCTGGAAAGGCGTATACCAATTCAACCCCAATGGCGACAGCCCAATAGACCGTGTCCTGCGTGAATACAATGGTGCTTGGCGTCAAACGCTGGAAGGATATGGCTGCAAGTTGCCGAATGGCCGCCATCATGGCCCATGCCCAGTATGTGGCGGTAAAGACCGCTTTAGATTCGATGATAAAGATGGCCGTGGGACATGGTTCTGCTCTCAGTGCGACACGCAATCAGGTGGTGGCTTGCTGCTGCTATCTCGCTACCTTGGAAAGCCAACGATTGAAGTTGCCAAAGAGCTTATCGGTCAAGATATGCCTCGCACCATTGCTCCTGTACGCAAACACTCAGCCACTGATGAACAGATGCGTGATGAGCTACGCAAGCGCGCCAAGCGTGGAGCAGAGATGCTTATGGAGCATTCTCAGCAAGCGAGTCATCCATACATGGACGGGAAAGGATTGCACGGCGAATGGCTGGTAAACAGTCAGATTATGATGGGAGCCGATCAAGAAAGAATTGAGCCAGGAGCCTTGTTGCTGGTGCCAGTATATAAAAATGGCGAATTGGTGAACGTTCAGAAGATTAGCGCAGAAGGCAAGAAGCGCCCGATCTATGGCGGTGATATGTCAGGCGTGTGCCACGTAATCTCCGGCACTGGTAAAATTGTTGCCATCACGGAAGGCTTTGCTACCGGAGTAACCGTCAATCGGATGACCAATGCAACAACCTATGTTGCATTTAACACCGGAAATCTGATGGCTATCACTGCACAGGCTCGCGCTGAAAACCCAGACTCTAACGTTGTCATCTTTGCTGATAACGATGAGCATGGCGCTGGACTCAAGTACGCGGAAGAGGCTTCCGTGCCAGTTAATGCAAAAATCGCATTGCCGCCAGAGGTTGGTGATTGGGACGACTACCGGCAAAAGTATGGCGCAGAGTCATGCAAGGTTGCCATGCGCGAGGCTATTAAGCTGGATGGAAAGCCAAAGAAAGATAGCGAGCACTTGGCTGCTGCTAAAAAACTGGCTCAAGAGGCAAGAGAACTAGCCGACAATATACGTTGCGAGGAAGCCAAGGAGGTTAAGCAGGCAGAGGAGCGATCTCCGCTAATTGTTCCTGGCATTTATTTACCTGGATGTTCGCCAGCAGAAGAGGTGAAAGTAAACATCGCAGAGTCTGATGAACCATATCACCACAAAGGTGAAGTACCTGATGGTATGGACTTATCGAAGATAGATATCGACAACCCTCCAGGCCTTCCTGGCAGGATCGTTAATTACATCCGTGATGGTGCTCACCGAGAGCTTACCGGCGGAGCTTACGCCGTTATGGCTCTCCAATGCATAGCCATCGCCGCGTCTGGCCTTAAGTGCTATGGCGGTGGCAAGACAAGCCTTATCACTATCATTCTTGCGCTGTCTGGTTCTGGCAAGGAGCGTGCGCAGTCAGTCATTAAGAGCATTCTCACAGAGGCAGGGAGGAAGGTGTATGGCGACATTCGTTCTGACAAGGACGTTATCATGACCACCATGTATGACGCAGGTCGCGCAGCATACATCGTGGACGAGGCGCACAAGTTCCTTATCCAGCCGAAGAACTCCAGCGGCAGCTATGCGGCTAACATCTCCACAACCCTTATGGAGCTGGCAACGACTGACAACTTCAAGCCTGCACGCAACCACGTTGGGGAGGTTGAGGCGTCAATTCGCAATTCACTATCGCGCCTGGAGAAGGAGAAGCTGGCGCTGGAAGAATGCATAGGCCACTGCAATCCTGAATATGATGGCGCAAAAATCAAACAGTATGAAATGCAGATCCAGAAAAAGGCTGAGCGCATTGCGACAGAAGAGGCGGCGCTCCATATGTTGGAGACAGGCATACCAAACCCATGCTTGAATTTGGCAGGCTCATCCACGCCTGGCAAGCTATCGCAGATGGTTAATACGGATAACATCGACTCAGGCCTGCTTGCGCGTGCCATTGTGGTTGACTGCGGTGAGACGCGCGCCAGGCTTAACATGCGGCTGACTGGTGTCGACGTGTCTATGCTGAACATTCATGATCGGAATGACATCATTCGTGACATAGCACTTATCGCAGCAGACGCAGATAAGGCCATGCGTAGCGACACCGAGCGAGAATTCAATGAAGAATCACCCGTGATGGAAGTTATCGCAACAGAGGACGCTACAGCAGCAATTGACCTGATTAAGCTCCATTATGACCAGGATAGATATCGCAACCATGAGCAGATTGGTTCCATGTATGCGCGTATCGCTGAGCGCGTGCAGAGCCTTTCTAGTCTTATTGCGCTTGGTAACATCAAGAATGGCAAGGCGGTCATTGAAGTTGAGTTTGTCCATTACTCACTTGCTCTTATCATCAAGAGCTTTGACAACCTCATCAGCAACCTGAAGTTGAACGCAGCAGTTGATGGTGATGACATAACTGACAAGGTTAACGCCATCCAAGAGAAGATAATCAGACGCCTGAAGTCGTCCAATGGCGAGCAGGTGTTCATGGCCTCTGTTAAACAGTCCATAACCAAGGCTGCCTACTATAAGGAAATCCAGAAGGCATTAACTGGCACCGGACAAGATGCGTTCCAGAACGCTATCACGATGCTTCAAATGACCGGGAAAATCGTGGTTGAAGGAAAGGTGATAAGGTTGCCATAAGGAACCACAAGATGAACCAGCCTCCGCTTGCGGGGGCTTTTTTGTGCCTGGTGTTTGGATAATTATCCAAAATGGATAAAAATTGGATAACGCATAAGGCATTGAAAATAAAGAGACATATCCATTTATCCGGCTTATCCGATGGGTTTTATCCATCTGAATTTATCCGGTAGGGGTGGGTGTATATAGTGGGGAGGTAATCATCAAAATGGGGGTAGGCCTATAATTATATATTTACTAGGTATATATAATTTAGTGTCCGAATCACAAAGTGTATTCATACACTAACATTTTGCAAACAAAACATCAAGAGAAAAAGAAGAAAAAACAGGAAAAAATACAGATATTTTATTTAACATATTTGCAACATATGCACATTAGAAGAAAGTCGCGAAAATTCGAAAATTACGGATAAATAGATAATTACTATATATAACATGCACATACACGGATAAATGCACGGATAAGAAATGGATAATTATCCTTTTTTATTATATAGAAAACAGGTATGACCTCTTACCAGTTTATATAAAACAAATAAGTTGCAAGATGACGATGAGCGCGTATACTGAGTGGACTGATAACGAAAGGAGAAACCAAATGACCACCAACACCGAACTAACCACCGAAGTAACCGACATTCCACAACTACCAGCGGCATACAGCGCCGAAAGCCTGGAGGAGCTTTTCAACAAGGTTAAGGCAGAGGTTGAAGCTCACGTGCCTGACCTGGAAACCGTAGAGGGTCGCAAACACATCAAATCGCTTGCCGCCAAGATTTCCAGCAGCAAGACGGCCATCGACAAGCCAATGCGTGATTACCTGCGCGAGATTAAGGCGCTGCCTAAAATCGTGGAGAAAAACGCCCGTGAAAGCGTGGAGCGATTCGACGCGCTGCGTGATGCTACGTTAAAGCCTCTGAATGACGCCCAGGCGTCGCAGGACGCGATTATCGCAAGAGTGGGTGAGATAGTGTCGTATTGCGGCCAGGCTGACGCACAGAGCGATACAGTGCGCTCTATGCTGGAGGAAGTTAACGTAGTGGATATCGAATCGTTCTGGCACGAGCTGAAGAAAAAAGCAGTAGCAGAAGTTGATGGTGCAAAACAGATTGCCACCGTAGCACTGGCTCGCATTGAGGCAGCGGAACAACAAGCCGCAGAGTTGGAACGCCTACGGAAAGAAGCAGAGGTTAATGCACAAAAAGATCGCGACCGCCAGATCGCCGAAGCAGCAGCACAGAAGGCGCGTGAAGAAGAACAGCGACGCGCAGAGCAGCGCATTCTGGACGCGCGCAACAAGGCAGAGCAATCTCGGATGGCTCAACTGAAAGCTGAGCAGGATGCAGCCAACGCAGAAGCACAGCGAATTGCTGCTGAAGCAAAGGCGAAAGCTGATGCTGAACTGGCAGAATCACAAGCCAAAGAACGCGAGCGCATTGCAGCAGAGCAAGCAGCAAAATACGCAGCAGAGCAGGCAGCACTGGAAGCGCAGCGCAAACAGGAAGAAGAAGATCGCCGCGCGGCAGATAAAGCGCACCGAACAAAGATCAACCGCGAAGCGCTGGTGGACTTGATTGCCAAAGCTGTCATTGATGAAGATGCCGCAAAGCGTGTTATCACCGCAATTGCCAAAGGCGAAGTGGCTAACATGAAGGTGATTTACTAAACAAATAAGTTGCAATTACATTGAGTGCTGATATGCTTGTGTCAGAACTTAACCTAACTGGAGATGTAAAAATGAAATACGAATATTTGAAAGGCAGCGAGAAGGATTTTGAAGGTGCGCCGGAGTGGGCGATGGTGGCGGTGAAATGTGATGGATTTGATTGTATTGACTTTGCAACATCTATGAAAGAAGGTGCGAGGTGCTATTACCAAAGAGAAGGGCGTGAGCTTGCGATTGTTGATGCTGAGATGTGGAGATTGATCGCCGAACGCCGCCCAATCACTGAGTCATCATGGAACGGCGAAGGCCTGCCGCCGGTTGGGTGTGAGTGTGAATTTCAGGCCGAAGACGGTAGCTGGGGCGTCGGAACGGTTCTTTGTGTTGGTAAGATGCGCGTTTTCTGGTTATGCCATGAGGACGGAATGGAGTACAACGCAGAGATTGAGCCTCGCGAATTCCGCCATATCCGCTCAGAAGCAGATAAGAAGCGGGAGGTAATCACGCTAGACATGCTTCGGTATATGCCTAGTTCAGATGAGATTGATTATAGATTTGTTTGTGCAATCTACGACGCCATCGCCGCCGGTAAAATCACTGGCGTGAAGCTGGAGGATTAAATGCCACCCATAACCGGTTCGCTAACCAACGCCGAATACCGCAAGGTAAATGCGTATTCAAAGTCAGACCTCGACCTTGTGCACAAATCACCCGCTCTATTGGAGTGGGTGAGGAATGCACATAGTGACGGCAGCGAGGCTGTTGACAGAGGGACAGACCTGCACTGCTCGCTACTTGAACCTGACTTGTTTGCAGCGACTTATTGCCGAATGCCTGATTATGATCTGCGTTCGTCAGCTGGTCGCGCCAATGCTGAGTCATTCCGTGAAAGCATGGCAGATAGTGGGCGCATTATTCTGGAGGCAAAGCAACACGATTTAGTTACCGCAATGCGTGATTCAGTGCTGGCACATCCAACTGCTAACGCATACCTGACCAGTGAAGGAAAATCAGAGCAGAGCATCTTCTGGGAGAAGGACGGAATAAGCTTAAAATGCCGCCCTGACAGAATTCCTAATGTGGAGACATTCGGCCATGTACTGGTGGATGTGAAGAAGGTCGGTGATATGGATCATCTTGAGAGGAGCATTCAGCAGTTTCGTTATCACGTGCAGGCGGCGTTTTACTCCGATGCATATCACCAGCTAATCGACCATTATCCGCGATTCATCTTCGTTGCTGTAGGCGAGCGCAGAAGCATAGGGCGCCATCCAGTTCGAGTTTTTGAACTGCCAGTTGATTGGGTTGATGAAGGCCGCGAAGAGTACTTGGCAGACCTTGAGGTAGTTAAAGAACTCAATGAGTTTGGCTGCGGCTTGGATGTTGAGGTGCTGCGCAGACCTAAATGGACTCGAGGTTAAACAAATAAGTTGCAATAATCGGGCGAAGTGTTACGCTTTGCCTTGTTGGATTAATGAGTGGAGACACAAAATGAAAGTATTCGTACTGGAATGCGGTTGGCGCTATGAAGGTAGCGAGGTCATAGGCGTTTACAAAGAAAGGAAGGATGCAGAGACTGAGTCAGAAAAGCAGATGGGTTCTGACCGTGGTTTTGATTGGCGTAATATTGAATAGTTTGAGGTGAAATAAATGAGCACAGCACTAGCAGCAATCGCACAAAGCAGTGGCGTATCCGTTGACGATGTAACAGATGTCCTGAAAGGTATGATCATCAGCGCTAAGAACCAACACGGCGCACAAGTCAGCAATGCTGAGCTGGCCGTGGTGTCAGGTGTATGCGCTAAGTATGACCTGAACCCAATGGTAAAGGAGTGCGCAGCATTCATCAGCGGCGGTAAGTTGCAGGTCGTTCTAATGATCGATGGTTGGTATCGCATTGTTAACCGCCAGCCGAATTTTGATGGCGTTGAGTTTGACGATCACATTGATGACAAGAGCGTACTGACGGCGATTACCTGCCGAATGTACATCAAAGGTCGAACTCGTCCGGTTGTCGTCACTGAGTACATGAGCGAATGTCGTGATCCTAAATCAAGCGTATGGCAGAAATGGCCTGCTCGCATGCTACGTCACAAGGCCTACATTCAATGTGCGCGTATGACGTTCGGCATCAGCGACATGATTGACAACGACGAAGCCAGCCGAATCACCCAGGGTGAGAAGAATATCACTCAACAGGCAAGCAGCGTATCAACAGTAGACTATCAAGCAATCGATCAGGCAATGGGTGAGTGTGAAGATCATGACGCACTGAATAAACTGTGTGCAGAGATTCGCGCAGAGATGGAAAAGCGCGGCACCTGGAACAGCGAAAAGGTAACGCTGGCTGACATGAAGTCACGCCACAAAGCACGCATTGATGCTGCTGTTGTCACTGATGAGTTTGAGGTTGTTGAGGATGACAATGACGGCGCAGTGAAGTCTGACGTAGAAGATTCTGCGACAGATGATGATGTACCATTCGAATAACATTAACGCCGCCTACGGGCGGCATTTTACAACCATCGGAGTTATGAAATGAGAAGAAAACAGATCGAGCGCGGCGCAGTGAGAAAGTTCATTGAGCAGAATTCATGGTTAACAGTGCCGCAGATCGCCGAAGGAATTGGCTGCAAGCAAGCAACTGTCCGCGAGTATCTTCGCAATGCAGTAAGGGAAGGAAGGGCTATCCGCGTTAGCGGGACAAATGGTGATACGTATGCCGCAGCGGGTGACAATGGTATGCCTTTTGGGTGTGCAAACCCCCTTATCATGATGTTCAATAACGCGCTAAAAAAGTATCATACTTAAACAAAAATGTTTGCAATATGCAGCAATAGTGATATAGTTAATTAACAGCAGCGACGTGCTGCTTTAACTGGAGTTTTAACATGAATGAAGTATTGACCTATGAGGCACTGAAGGCTGAGCGCGATGCGCTGGCTGTGGAGAATCAGGCTCTGTCCGCAGCACTATCGTTGATTTCCGGTAGCTATGGATTATCGCCACACATTCAAAGCATGTGCGCTGTTGATACCCCCACCACTGACGCAGCAATTTCAGCTATCGAAGCGCGAGCGAAAGCGGAAGCATTTGCCGAAATCATTGAGTTTATCGATCGCCGGAGCGGGATTGCCGAAATGAAAACTCAGTGGGATTTGTCTTCTGCAATTGTTGCTCACATCACCGAGCTGCGGGAGGCCAAATGAAAGAGCGCCCAGTGATTTTCAACTCAGAAATGGTTCGCGCCATTCTCGACGGACGCAAGACCCAGACGCGCAGAGCAATAAATTGGAAGCGTCAGCCTTACATGGAAATGGCAGAGCGTGATGATGGCTCGTTGTGGCCGTGGGCGGAAGATGGAGAGCGTGGTGGTGATATCTGGTTCTCCTGCCCATTTGGTGAAGTTGGCGATCGACTGTGGGTGCGCGAGACGTGGGGCGTTGTCAGTCACGATTTTGACGAGAACGAGCGGATTATTGATTGGGTGCCAGATCGACCGGCAACAGCCATTCATGAAATGCCTTTCGGCAATGGTTACTACTCCGGCCACGCCATCTATGCCGCCGACGGTGAATTTATCTGGGGTGACGATGACGGACACGGTGAGCGTTCTTGCTGGAAGCCATCAATCCACATGCCACGTAAAGCCTGCCGCATCCTGCTGGAAATCACCGCAGTGCGTGTTGAGCGCCTGAACGATATCAGTGAAAGCGATGCGCGAGCAGAGGGAGTGATGCCGACGCCTGGAGCAGCTGAGCGACTGGTTGGTGGGAAACTGGCATTTGCAGAACTTTGGGCGTCTATATACGGACATGAAAACTGGCGCGCTAATCCCTGGGTGTGGGTTATCGAGTTTCGTCGCGTGGAGGTGCGTGATGCCAGCAAATGAACTGAAGCAACAAGTCCAATACCCAGGCGGCTTTGACAGACTTGAAATCCGCAAGCTGTTAGATGGCCTTGTGTCGGCGCATATCTCTGCTGCTATTGCAGGTGAAAAGATGAAGACAGCCGACCGCAATCGTGACCTGTCCATCATCAAGGGAAGCATCGTAAGTGCCGCCCACCTAGTTCGCTCGATTATTGAGGAGCGAGAGGGTGTATGGCTGAACGGCATTAACTCTGCAGATGCCTTCCTCAAGGAGTCCCAGCATGGCTAAGAGCGATGACCTGTTTAAGGTTGGCGAAGTGTGGCAGTCACCTCACGGGACTCTCTACAAGGTAATGGCTGTTGATGGAAATCAGGCAACGCTGCGCCTTGGTTCGTTTGGTGATGGCCGAATCGTTCGTCGCTGGGTTTATCAAAATTACGGATGGAAGTTGTGGGCTGAAGCCCAGGAGAAAGCATTATGAGCAAGATAAAAACGATGGGTGCCAGCCCACTGAGTGGCACAATTTTTTACGGCACGCTGGACACCAACAAAGGCTGCTGGATTGGTCATAAATCTGACGTAACTGAAATGGCTCGCCGGTCAGTTGCTGAGCATCTTTACCATACCGGTGACAGCCATACCTACGAGCTGAAAGATGGCCGCCTTCTGGTGCTGAGCGTTGAAATTCGGGAGGCTGAGTGATGGGCAATAAGCTGGGCGAACTGAGCAAGCCGGTGGCGTGGAAACTGCATTACTACGGTCGAGGCCATTACTTCGAAGAAAACGCACATGTAGTTGCCTTAGCGGAAAGCATGAGGAAGGCAAAAGGCGACGCCCTCTACTCGCAAGAGTACGTCTCCGCCCTGATTTCCGAGCACGATGCTTCTCAAAAAGCCCTGAAGAGTGTCACTGAATTATGGAATGAACAGCGCCAACGCATCGCCGAGCTGGAAGCCGTTAAAGCAGACGCCTCCGAGGTGTTCAAAGAAATCGGTAACGAGCTGGGCTGCAACCCCGACAATGAGTCGATCATGGCTGCTATCGATGAGCTGAAAGAACGGGAAAAGCGCGTGGTGGCGTTGGCAGGAGGCAACGCTGAACTATGGGAAACAATGGCTGCGAGGCTTGAGGCAGCAGAAAAGCGGCTGGCTACGCCAAAGCCACCGGAGAAGTGCCCGACCTGCAATCGTAGATACACACTGGAGAGCTATGCCCACGGAGAGTGCGCTATTTGCGGAGATCCGTTTGACGCTGACGATGCCTTGCGCGCTATGGGCTTCACCGTAGAGGGGGATGAGTAGATGGCTATCGACACCCGAACAAATGCCGAAAAATCAGCAGCGGGAAAGGCTTTAAATGACCGGCAGCGCCACTATGACCGTCTTCACCATATGAGCATGCTTCTTTGGCTTGAGCGGGTTCCATGTCTGTATACGGACGGCGAAATAGTGCCTGAACACTACCGTTTGACGCTATTACGCATTCATAAAGAGAGTTTGCGAAGGATAAATGAGCATGGCAGCAGCACAAACGCAGTTTCTTTGTACGACGCCAACCATCTGGCAGCGCTCGATGAATTTGAAAAGACGGGTGAATTAAGGGGGGTGCATGACACTAACGACTGAGCAGTTAAAACACATACTCGACAATCCGAACGAGTTCAGTTTATCGCGGGTTCAAGAGATGGCCGCCGAACTCCTGACTAACCGGGAGGCGCAGCCGGCGATGTGGGTTATGAGCGATGACCTAACGGACGAAAAAATCATATCGACCCCGGCATATCCCAACAGAGTGGAGGCTGAGGAGAGGATGATAGGAGAACTAACCCCGCTCTACACCGCCCCGCCAGCGCCAGCAGTGCCGGGGATTGATGAGCTTCGACTGACGTTTGAGCGCTCGGAGAGGGAATCCGACGATGGATTCAATCTGCACAAATACGGCATTGGTTACGCGGATGAGGCGACACAGGCGCGCTGGGAGTCATGGCTATCCTGCCGCGCCGCAATGCTGGCTCAACCTGTAAGTGGCGGTTACACGTTGAACTCTCCGGTAATTCCGGATGGTTGGAAGCCGGTGCCGGTTGAGCCGACGAAAGAAATGATAAATGCAGCACTGGCCGCCGGGTGCGCGAGCATACGCTCCGCATATCGAGAGATGCTGGCAGCAGCGCCGGAGGGTGGGAATGGCTAGAGTAACGATAGAATCTCTGGAATCACGCATTACAGCGCTTGAAGGTAGGGAAAGGTCAATAAATGAGGATTTCCAATTAGAGGCGTATCGGGAGCTTCTTAGGTTCAAGGTAGGTTACAAGAAATTTCCATATGTTGTTCATGATTTTGAGCCGGACGAAGAAAGCATTGAATGATATAGCATAACACAGCGCCACATCGTGGCGCATATAGCCTGGAGGTTTGTATGTATAGCAGCAGAACTAAACGTTACAGCTTTGGCGCTACGGTGTTTTTGTGGTTCATCTTTGCGATGAATATTATCCTTCCAGTTACATTAATTTTAGTGGTGACAATGTGAATAACCAACAATACGAAAAAGAATGCGTTGCAAGAGTCTGCTCGCAAGCGTGCGGTAAATCAGCCCCTTGTAATGCAAGTGATACCATCCTGATGTCCGCATACGGTCGCAGTGAAGTTGCAGCGATTGATGAGTCAATCAAGCGCCTTGAGCACGACATAAGCGAGCTGCAATCTCGCCGCCGTGAAGTGATTAATCGATATTCGTTGAACAAGAAATGATGCACTTCATTAGCGTGATGATGCAGTTGATACTGGCAATCCTGCTTGCAATTAACATAGCTGGATTGGTGGCAATAGGCGTAGGGACATGCCTATTTGGCTGGAAGGAATTCATGATGATGTTGCTGGGTGGACTATGAAACAACTCTTTGAGGTAAGGTTCGGTAGATTCAGCTGCTGGGTTCTCGCAGACGATGACGATCAGGCAAACAAAAATGTTGACGGAATGCTCGAAGCAATGTATAACGGTGAGGGAGTTTGGACGACAGGAAGCACGCTGAGCAAGCCTGTTGATTCCACCGACGAAGCGGTAGCTGAGATGTTAAATGCGTCTAAGCTGACGCACTTAGTTAACTTAATGAGGGAATGTACAATGACCGATTACAGCAAGTTAGACAGCATGATCATTGAAAAAATAAAGCAAGGGTCTCGAACGTTTTCGCAAATTGATGGTGGTGATGTTTACCACGAGGCAAAGAGATTGCAGACTGATACCGGCAGAAGTGCGATGCGCATCATAGACGCAAGGCTTCAGTATCTGCGAAAGAAAGGTCTGATTCAGTACACCACAAAAGAAAAATGGCAGGTGACAAAATGACCGATTACAGCAAGATGAGTGATTTTGAGATTAACAAGGCTGTTGGTTTCGCGGTTGGCTATGCAACTTGCATAGAGCCATACTTTGAAGTTGTTATCATAAACAAAACCGGCCGTCAATTTAACCCTTGCAACAGCCCAGCAGACGCATGGCCGATTATTGTTGCCAACCGCATAGGAGTTTTGCCTGCATCAAATGGCGATAAGTGGGCTGCTCATTACCAAGAGTGGCGTGTGGCAGTTGCAGACAAAAACCCACTCCGCGCCGCGATGATTGTCTTCATCATGATTAAGGAGGCGGAAAATGTTTAAGAAAGGTCAGTTGTTGAGTAACCCCGCCACCGGGGCTTATGTTGAGGTGCTTGCGTGGCCGTGGGTTAGATTAGTGCGCCCCGGTAGGCTGAATGGTTATCGAGCCGGGGTAGAGTTTCACGCGAGCAACAATTTCACACTCATCGGCAACAACTACAAAGCGAAGGGGTGACAAGTGAACGAATTACACACACCGCATGACGTAGACCAAACTAGCAACCAACAATTAGATCAGCTAAATGCCAACGCAAAGGCGCACAAGAAGCATGTTGACCGGTTGAGCGCGAAGATAGGCGCGCTATCAGCAGAAAACGAAAAGCTAAAGAAGAATGCGAAGACAAAGTGGAGCACATTACTGATTGGTGTTGGGTTCGTCTATTTGTCAGGATTCCTGCTGACACTCGGTTTCTTCAGTGCTGTTGGTTGGGTTGGGTTTATTGGGGAGTGGGTGCGATGAGATGGCTAATACTATATCTGGCATTCGGCGGCGTGCTCATGGCATTGGTAGCTGGTGGGCTAAAGAAAGATTGCGGCGCAGAGACGTCAGTAACCGAATTCGCCCTATCATCTGCCATGTGGCCTGCGATGATTGCAGGGGCGATAACGTATCGAATTAATTTCGGCGCATCATATCCGAGTAATGTTTGTGCCGAGATATCAGATAAATAGGGGTTAGTGATGAAGCTAGGTTCTGATGACCTGTCAACAATAGCAGAATACATCAGAGGGGAGTCGCCATTTATTCGTGGGCCGATATTCATCGACTTTAACAAACTTGATGAGGCTTTTATGGATACAAGCAAGCTGATTGCAATGACGGCAATTCTCAAGATGAAGTACAGCCTCACCAAGCCCTCCAAGTGAGGGCTTTTCCATTTCCGGCTATCAGGTGTTATATTATACCAATAGCAGGTAGGGCCTGCGTAAATAGCCAGGGGCTAACATGAGTGAATTAACCGCCAAAGAAGAGGCGTTTGCGCAAGCCTATGTGCTTGGCGGCTGTAGCGACGCGACGGCAGCTTGGAGGAAGGCTCACCCGTTGAGTAAGGCCAAGCCAGAAACGCAGCATCAAAAGGCTTGCAGGATGCTTGCTGACGGCAATGTCAAGGCAAGGATTAACGCCTTAAAGAAAAAGGCATCAGAGCAATCCGAAAGAGACTTCGGAGTTAGCGTTGAATGGCGACTTTCTATGCTAAAGAAGATTGTCGATGCGGGCATGGAGCAGTGGCATGACCAGAGCGGCAATGCTCGCCGTGAGAACCTTGCGGCAGCCCGCGGTGCTATCCAGACCATCAACGACATGCTTGGTGTTGCATTGCCTGGCGAGAAGGGTAAGCGCAAGTCGTTTAGTGTGAAACTGCGAATTGAAGATGCCAGTGCGGAGCCAGACGATGAGTAAGGCCCTGGCGCTAAACATCCCGCAAGGCCAGTTCCTCGCCGCGCATAAGAAGTTCAATGCCTTCGTTGGCGGCTACCGTAGCGGCAAGACGTTTGTCGGCTGCGTGCGCCTGTGGATGCTTGCCATGCAATACCCAGGCATCAAGCTTGGTTACTTCGCGCCAACGTATCCTATGATATCTGACATCTTCTACAGCACCATCGCAGAGGTTGGCGAGCTACTAAGTAGAGAGTGGGATGTACAGCTTTCCGTGGATATCAACGTCAGCCGCAAGGAGGTTAAGCTGTTTGTTGACGAGGTCGAGTATGCGATGGTTAAGTGTCGAGCCATGGAGCACGCCCACCGAATCGTTGGCTTCGATATTAATCATGCACAGATTGATGAAATCGACACAATGAAGATGAACAAGGCCGATGCTGCATGGAAGAAGATAATCGCACGTATGTCATCGGTGCGACCAGACTACCCAGTTAACACGGTAGACTTCACCACCACCCCAGAGGGGTTCAACTTCGTTCATAAGCTGTTTGTGGTCGACCTGCAAGAGCGCCCGGAGATAGCAGAGTTCTATTCACTGACCAAGGCCAGCACCAGGCAGAATGCTAAGAATCTTCCGAGCGACTATATTCCATCGCTGTACAACACGTACCCGTCTCAATTGGTTGATGCCTATGTTGACGGTGAATTCGTCAACCTGACATCCGGCACTGTATACTATGCCTATAAGCGCCAGCAATGCAGAAGTCATGAGACGATACAGCAAGGTGAAACGCTTTATATCGGCCAGGACTTCAACGTTGGCAAGATGGCGTCGACGGTGTACGTTCAGCGCGGTAAGGTGTGGCACGCAGTGGCTGAGTTGGTCGATCTGTTCGACACGCCTGATGTAATACGCGTCATCAATGAGCGCTGGAAGGATGCTGGGCACAAGATAGTCATGTACCCTGATGCCAGCGGTAAGAACCGCAAAAGCAACCAGGCATCGACGTCTGATATCGCCATGTTGCAACAAGCTGGCTTTGACGTTCGCGTTAATCCCAGCAACCCAGCAGTAAAAGACCGTGTGCTGGCGACGAATAAAGCGTTAGAATCAGGGTTATTGATGGTTAATGACCATGCGTGCCCAAACACTGCACGCGGACTTGAGCAACAGGCATATGACCAAAACGGCGAGCCGGATAAAGGCTCTGGTGTTGACCACCAGAACGACGCAACCACATATCCGATTGCCTATGAGATGCCGGTTGTGAAACCAATGATTAATATCCCAATATCGTTTGCGTTATGACGCAGGAGAGAATTATGGCTAGCATTAGTTTAAAGGTAAGCGGTCTGGAGCCGATGAAGAAGTTGGTTGAACTTCTTGCTGACAACTACAGCCTATTGCCAGCATCAATTCAAGAGGCGATTAGTGAACTTTATGCTGAGGAAAGAACCTGCTGGGACGTTGATCACTTCATGCGGCTTGGCGTTGATAGTGCAAATATTAAGGTAATTGTTGATGGATTGGAAATGAGCAAAATTATTGCCATTTATCCTGACGAGTCAGAGCTAATGAGGATTGGTGATGGTGTGCATAAATTTGCGACACTGCAAGTCATCAATGCAGCAACCGGCGAGCCGATCTGTGGCGTGGCGAATGGAGATAAAGCATGACCACCGGATTCGATACAGTAAAGACAGCGCACCGCGAATACACGGCCAATGCCGCCAAGTGGAAGAAGGTGCGCGATGCCATCTCTGGTGAGATGCGCAAATACCTGCGCAACGTTGGCGCCAATGAGCAGGATGCGGCTTATGGCAAGCAGCGCCAGGCTGAGTATGAAGATGGCGCAATCGTCTACAACTTCACCAAGCGCACGCTTTCTGGCATGGTCGGCAGCGTCATGCGCAAAGACCCAGAGCAGCAATTCCCTACCCGCATGGAGTATCTCAACGATGATGCCAGCGGCGCAGGCGTAGGTCTGTGGCAGCATGTGCAGGATACGCTCATGGAGATTGACTCTGTTGGGCGTGGTGGCTTACTGGTTGATGCGCCTAATGTCGATGTTGCGACAATGGCTCAGCAGAACGCTGGACAATTAAACCCGATCATCGCTTTCTATACCACGGAGAACATCATCAACTGGAAGCTGAAGCGCGTCGGCTCAGTGAACAAGGTTGTCATGGTGGTGCTCCGTGAGCTGTATGAATACAACGACTCTCCTGACGAGTTCACTACGCTTGTCGGCGAGCAGTATCGCGTGCTGGACATTGATGAGAATGGCAACTACCGGCAGCGGGTATACAAGTTCGATAATAGCGGTTCTCTGCAAGGTGGTGTGCTTGAGCTATTTCCTAAGCTCAACGGCGTGCCAAAAGGAGAAATCCCATTCACCTTCGTTGGCGCAAGCAATAACGACGACACCATTGACGATGCGCCACTGCTGCCGCTGGCAGACCTGCAAGTGGGTCATTTTAGCAACAGCGCGGACAATGAAGAGATGTTGCACACGCTAGCTCAGGCAATGCTAATTATTGCTCCTGGCACCAATATCAGTCCGCAGCAATGGCTTGAATTGAATCCAAATGGCGTTATGTATGGCTCTCGCAGGGGGTTAAATGTAGGGGCCGGCGGTTCCGCTCTTCTTCTACAGATGCAGGAGTCAACAGCTCTACAGGCCGCGCTAACAGCAAAAGAACAGCAGGCCATTCAGATCGGCGCTCAGCTAATCACGCCCACTACGCAAATCACCGCCGAGTCAGCCCGCCTTCAGCGCGGTGCAGATTCATCTGTCATGGCTACCATTGCTCGCAACGTTAGCCAGGCATATGAGGATTGCCTGAAGTGGGTAGCGCAGATGCTTGGCCTGCCAGACAGCGGCATTGAGTTCAAGCTGAACATGGAGTTCTTCCTCCAGCAGATGACGCCACAGGAAGCACAGCAGTGGATGGCGATGGTGCAGTCTGGCTACGTTCCTACTGAAGCAATGTGGGAAGCAATGCGTCGTGGCGGCTGGACTAACTGGACGAATGCTGAGATGAAAGAGAAGATCGAGGCCGCTCCGGTGCCGAGTATTTCTGCTGCCACCCCGGTCGCTGGCGATATCCCGGCGAGTGCGCAGCAGCCGCAGGCGGATAATCAGCAACAGAATGACCAGCAGGCTCAGCAATGAGCCTAACCTCTGCCTTCATCAGTCATCAGATCTGGCTACAGCGCACGGCCTCGCATGAGGCCAATCTCGTTGAGCCATTCATGAAGCAAATGCGCGATGAGATACGCGCAAGCGTGCTTTCATTTGGTGACGATAGCCGAACCGCCGCGCGTCTGAATAAAATGCTTAGAGAGATTGAGGGTGTTCTCTACGGCATTACTGGCGCGTGGGATGACAAGCTGCTTGAGGATATGAAGGAGCTTGCCAAGTACGAGGCTGGCTGGACTACCCGCACTCTGACAGCTAACGTTGATGCAAGCTTTACCACGCCGTCGCCAGAGCAGGTTTGGAGTGCTATTAAGTTCCAGCCACTGGCACTGGATAACCGGCCCGTGGACTTCATCAAGCTGCTTGATAACTGGTCTGATGTTGAAGTATCGCGATTGGTAACCGGCGTTAAGTCTGGCTTTGTGCAGGGACTAACGACGCGGGACATCGTCAAGCAAGTTGTTGGTGCTGGCGGCCTGGCTGATGTTTCTGAGCGCAATGCTAAGGCTGTGGTGAAGACGGCGATCAACCATGTGTCGACGGTTGCCAAGGATGCCGCTTACGCCAAGAATAGCGATGTGATTGAGGGGTATGAGTTGGTTGTGACACTGGATAGCCGCACGTCAGCCATCTGCCGAGGCTGGCCGCAAGGAAAGGTTTACCGACTGACTGATGACTATCAGCCTAAACCGCCATTTCATGTGGCGTGCCGCACTACCACGGCCCCGGTTGTGAGTAGTGAGTTCGATTTCCTTGACGCTGGAGCGAAGCGTGCGGCCCGTGGTGCTGATGGAGGAACGCAGGTTGACGCTAACACCAGTTACTATGATTTCCTGAAGCAGCAGCCTGCATGGTTCCAAGATGAGGCGTTAGGGCCTACGCGTGGTAAGATATTTCGCAATAGCGGCATGACGCCAGACGAGTTCCGTGCAGCAAGCGTTGATGGCTTTGGCCGACCATTAACACTGAAGGAGATGGCGGATATGGATAACAAGGTTGCTGACTACCTGGCTAAGATTGACTACAAAACCAATTGAGGATTTATAAATGAGCGGATTTTTCTTAGTAAGTGACGTTCCGGCGCGGCGCGTTGTGCAGTATAAGCGAGTGTCATCTACTGTTGATGGCGCGATCTACCTTGCTGATGACTCACTGCTTGGCAAAGCAGTTGATGCCATGCCGTTTGTCGATAAGACAGGGTTGGGCATTGCAGTTGGCGGCACGCTGTATGAAGTGCCATATTTGCCTGATGCTGGCGCGGTTTATTTTGTGGTACAGCCTTATGGCGCATCTGGCAATGCCGATGCCCTCCATATGGAAGTAGAGGCCAAGGCCGGTAAAGCACCTTACTCATACCAGTGGTATAAGGACGACAAGCAGGTTGTCAACGTGCCAGCTGCAAGTGCATCACTGACCGTTACCGAGACTGGTAAGTATTGGTGTGTGGCTACTGATGCCGATGGCGTTCAGGCTGTTTCCGAGGCTGCTGATGTCGAATTCACGGAAGAAGTTAAATAAATAAGTTGCACAGTCGCATGGATGCGGCTATATTCATTTTCAGTGACAAGTCATAGCGAAACCCATAACTTGTTAGTCCGCGTGTGATACTGCCGATTGTATTGCTCAAGGAGGTAAATCGGCACACAACAGGTAAGAGCATTGCGACAATGCCAGCCCTGCGACCTTGAAATCCCAGGCGCTTCAGTGCTCTTTTCGTTGTGGTGCGGTAATTGGTGAATACAGCAGGGGAAAAATCTTGCGCTACGGCTAGGGGGTTCGAATCCTCTCCACCACACATTAATCACCTTCCCGTGCGCATCATGCGGGTTAGTCTCTGACGTAGCCATAATGGTTGTAACTCCACCCATTGCACGGCAGGTTAAGACGAATGATGAAGTCAGGGTTTAAAGTTCCCGTGTACCGAGTGAGCCGCTTGGGCGATTAGGCTTGACGGGCTGGAAGCAGACAGCCGGTAGTTGTGAGTGTTGTTGTGTTTGTTTGTCGAACCTTGCATTCCATATGAATGAGTGCATTAGAATACAACAGCACTCACAAGTTCAATAGACATACCAACTGCCATAGACATTCCCTAGCTGTGCTTTGCCCCTCACATGGAGTGGCTTTTTTTAGGTTGTGTTTGCAACGTTATAACATTTTGAGCAATAATCATGAAATGGAATAAGAGCGGTTTTCCTATCGGCAAGTAAGGTTAACCGGGCTTGGTCTGTATGTAATTGAGAATAGTCTCATTTAGACAAGTCCCCTCTGGGGGTGGAAATGAAACGTATGCAAGACAAAGAGAGCATGACGTGGCTTTCGTGGGCTATCGTTGCTGGCATTGCTTGCTGGGGCGGCCTTGTTCGCTACTTGATAGATATCAGGCAGAGTAAGGCGGTGTGGAGCTGGGCTAACGCTATTGCGCAAGTTGCGGTGTCTGGGTTCACCGGTGTTATTGGTGGATTGGTTAGCGTAGAGTCAAGCCTTAGCCTGCACATGGTTTTCGCCGTAGCTGGTATTAGCGGTTCGATGGGTTCTGTCGCGCTCACTTTCTTCTGGGAACGCATAACGGGGGTCAAGAGTGGAAACCAGCAATAACGGCATCAACCTAATCAAGTCGTTCGAATCGCTTTCCCTGAAAGCGTATCCAGATCCGAAGACTGGCGGTAAGCCATACACCATCGGATGGGGAACTACCGTGTATCCATCTGGTATGCCAGTAAAGGCTACCGATGTTTGCACTGCTGTGCAGGCTGAATCCTATCTCAAGCATGACCTGGCTAGATTCGAGGATGATGTGATGAAGGCTGTTCGCGTGCCTTTGTCACAGTACCAGTTCGATGCGTTGGTCAGCTTTTTCTACAACCTGGGTTACTCGAAGGTTAAAGACTCCACTATGCTGAAGATGCTTAACGCTGGCAATTACTCAGGCGCAGCAGATCAGCTATTGCGTTGGGTGTCGCCAGGTTCGGCGGTTGAGAAAGGGCTTCGTCGTCGTCGGGAGGCAGAACGGAAGCTGTTTCTATCATGCTGATGCGTTATAAGCTGGCACTTGTTGCATTGGTGCTTTTGCTTGTTGGCAGCCTGGCGTGGACGACAATGCATTATCGTGACAATGCTATCAGCTACAAGAAGCAGCGTGACGATTACGGAAGTACCATTGAAACCATGCAGAAGCAGCAAGTTTCCGTTGCTGCCCTTGACGCCAAATACACACAGGAATTGCGCAATGCACAAGATACCATTGATAAGCTTCGTGCTGATGTCGATGCTGGCACTAAGCGCCTGTCAGTCCGTGCCAAGTGCGTGTCCAAAGCCTCCGGCTCCGGCGGCGTGGGCGATGCAGGAACCGCAGAACTTGACGCAGCAGCTCGACAAGATTATTACCGTCTCAGAGAAATGATTAGCCAGCAAGATAAGCATGTCAGGTATTTGCAGGACTATATCAGGAGCATTATGAATGGCGAAGAAACTAAAGCGAATCGCTAGAATGCGCGTTCCGCTGTATGGTGTTGAAGTGATAGTTTGCCCAACCAAACAGGACGCAGAGAAAGAGATGTGGGCATGGGTATTATCTAGCAACTTCATGGCCCAGGTAACTACAGGTGTTGATAACAAAACAGGCGCTGAGTGTGTGGCAATAATTTTCCGTTCTTTGGATGATTACTGCACTGAGACTTTAACCCATGAATGCGTCCATGCTGCATGGCGCGTGCTTGAGCTGGTAGGTGTGAAGTCAGATGTGGATAACCAAGAGCCGCTTGCATACTTGACCGGGTGGATTTCTCGCCAGGTAAATAATTTCATGGTGTCTCACATTGAAGCTGAAGAATCTGTCAGCAATGGCAAATAACGGAGGTGATCACCTTCTTGACAGCCGGAATAGACGGAAGTGATTTAGCAACTGCGTGAGCCGTGGCGAAGATTGCGCTAAATTTGCACCTATATATGTAATGGTATAACATACTAATGACGCGGCAGGGCCGCAAAAATGACCAGGGGTCAACATGTTTAAGTTATCAGATTATTTCTATGTTTTGCGTGAAGAGGCTGGCGAAGAAGATAAGGCTGGCGGCGGTGGCAAAACCTATACCCAAGCAGAGCTTGATGAAATTGTTTCTGGATTGAAGGCAAACAACGATCGCTTACTGGCAGAGAAGAAAGAAGTCAAGCGATTAGCTGACGAAGCGGCAGCACAAAAGCTGCTAGCAGACCAGGCGGCAGCCAAGAAGTCCGGCGAGCTTGAGACATTCGAGAAGACATTGCGTGGTGAGTATGCCCCGCAGCTCGAAGCGAAAGACAAGATCATTGCCGCACGCAATGAACGAATCCTGACCAGTGAGAAGAAGGCCGTTGTTAGCTCTCTTGCTGGTATGCTGATCGACGAAAGTGCAGCGGATATCATCGGCATGATGGTGCGCACCGAGTTCGACGGCGATGATGTGGTAACTAAGTATGTTGGCGCTGATGGGAATGTTATTACCACCGACGCCGAGCAGTTCAAGAAGTACCTGTGTGAACACAAGGCATTCTCGCATCTGATTAAAGCAGATGCAGCTACCGGCGGCGGGGCCAATGGCGGCAAACATCGTGGTGGGGCCACAAACTTTGCGAGCATGACGCTGACTGAAAAGGCTAAGCTTGCTAACGACAATCCGGCGCTATATGCGCAGCTTTCAGGCAAAAAATAAGGAACCATCATGGCTACCGTCCAATTAGCAGATATCTATAACCCGCTTGTCTTTGACGCTGCGGTTCAGGAAAAACAGGTTGAGCTTAACCGCTTTATCCAGTCTGGTGTTGCAGTGGTTGACCCACAGCTCACAGCAATGGCCTCTGTCGGTGGTAACATCGGCGAGCTGCCGTTCTATAAGCCATTGGGTACAGAGGAGCCAAACTACTCCACTGATAACCCAGCTACGCTGTCTACCCCGGCGAAAATCACTTCCAGCAAGATGATTTACCGCCTGGCGGCGCAGAACAAATCCTGGTCTACCATGGATCTGGCTCGTGAGCTGGCGCTGGAAGATCCGATGGGTGCGATTACTGGTCGTATCGGTCAGTATTGGGCAACCAACAACGAAAAACGCATCATCCAATCTGTTCGTGGTCTGATTGCTGACAACGTGGCAAATGACGGCGGCGACATGCTGTTTGATATCTCCGCGGCCACTGACACCGCAGTTACCGACGCTAACCGCGCCGACGCTGATGCGATTATCGACACCGTTCAGACCATGGGTGACCATGGCGAGATGCTGTCTGCAATCGCAATGCACTCCGTGGTTTATCGCCGTCTGCAAAAGCAAAACCTGATCGACTTTATCCCGGACGCTCGCGGTGAAGTGAACATTCCAATGTATCAGGGCAAGACTGTCATCGTTGATGACTCGCTTGCTGGCGTAACCTACGGCACCACCCCAGCGAACGTGTATTACTACACTATCTTGTTTGGTGCTGGCGAGTTCCGCCTGGGTGAAGGTCAGCCAACCACGCCTTCCGCTATCGACCGCGTAGAAGCGGCTGGTAATGGCGGCGGTCAGGACATCATCTACAGCCGTCGCTCTGACATCATCCACCCGCTGGGCTTCCAGTTCACCTCCGCTTCCGTTGCTGGCACCTCCGCAACTCAAGCAGAGCTGGCTACCGCGGCTAACTGGAACCGGGTGTACGAACGTAAGAACGTAAGCCTGGCAGTGCTGAAGTCCAACGGTTAATAAATATGGGGCTTCGGCCCCATTATTTTAGTGAGGAAGCGATGACCAACAACGAACATAACGAATCAATCCTGGAAGCCATCAGTAAGAAGATGTCAGAGATTGAAGAGCTGAAATCTCAGCTTAAACCAGCTGATGATGTACCACATGCTGACTTGGCTACCTGCAACGCCAATGCCGTTGAGGCACGAATGGCTAAGTTCGGCCAGCAAGAGGCGGTTAAGAAAGCGATGGCATCAGCGGTTGCTTCTGCGATGGCAGAGTCGGAAGGTAAGATTAAAAAGGCGGTGAAGAATGAAAGCGCCAAAGCCAAAGCTGACTAAAGAAGAGCGTGCGATGCAGATCGCAATCCTCAACAACATGAAGCGTCGCAAGAAGCGCCAAGCGGCTCAGGGGTGATTTGTGACCTTAATCGTTGAAGATGGCTCAATCGTTACCGGGGCTGACAGTTTTGTCAGCCTTGCTGACGCTCGAGCACTGGCGGATAAATTCGGTTGGATTCTTCCTACCGATGATGGCGATGCTGAATCTGCGTTGCGTAATGGCGCCGCTTATATTGGCCTGCAAGAGCCGAGCCTTTGCGGTACTCGCGTGTCGGCGCTACAGACACTTCCATTCCCACGCCAGGGAATCTCACTATATGGCTTCCCGTTTGCCAATGATGCCATTCCGCCGCAAGTCATTCAGGCTCAAGTCGCCGCTGCCGTTGAATACGGTAAAGGTTCTGACGTCAGGGGTTCGACTGATGGGCGTATTACCACGATGGAGCGCGTTGAAGGGGCGGTTACAGTTCAGTATGCCGACAATGGCGTGACTGGTTCAACGATCACTATCACCGCTGCGCTCGATGCGCTTAAGCCGCTTATTTGCGGTGGCGGCAATAATGGATTTCAGTTCAGAGTTCAACGGGGATAATCATGGCGAAAACAAAGAGTGAGATGTTTACGCTTATCGGCGCTAACTTCCCAGATAACACGGATGGGCAGATTACCCCTGGTAAACTGCGAGAGGTGACGACTCAGCCTGCTGACTCAATGCTTTATGCTGCTGCGGGTGTGAAGGAAGTTGAGGTGCTTCGCGCTGCATCTACTGTTGCTCAAGCGCCTACCGCCACCGATACGCCACTGCAATTAACGTTTGGTGCGGCACAACTATCAGCCACAGATCCTGTTATGCTTAACTCGGCGGGGCAAGTTACTTTTAACACCTCGGGAGTCTATGCTGTTCGCGTAAAGTTGCAACAAGGTCGCACTGGGTCGACAGGCACCTCCATATTATTATCACGCGTCCTCATTGATGGTGTTCAATACGGGTCACCTGCTGCTGTTAAGATGGAGAACCCAAACGTTATCGCTGTTACCGAGTCTAGAGTAGTGCTCAATGTTACCGCTGGGAAGACGTTTTCCGTCCAGATTATGCGCGATAGCTCAGGTAACAACTCGGGAGGATTGGTTCCGCAGGTTGCTACCGTAACAGCATGGGGCACTGCTCCATCTGCATTGCTGGTTATCTCTCGCCTGGAGCCAGTATAATGAGCACTGCATTTAGTCGGAAAATGCAAGGCGTTGGTACCAGGCTGCTTGGTAAATATGGCAGCACGGTAACGCTTGAGCGTGCAGGAGGCAAGGTGTGGAATCCGACCACAGGTGAGTATGATATCTTGCCGCCACAGAGCATTCCGTTAACGTCGGTGCCAGTACCGGTGAATGTTGGCCTTATCAATGGCACGACAATTCAGGCTGGTGATATGGTGATTAAGGCTGACTATAGCGTTCTGCCGAAGATGGAAGATAAAGTTATCTTCGGCGGAGATCATTGGTCTGTCGTTGGCATTGAGAATAAAATGGTTAATGATGACGTTGTGGCCTACTTCATTCAGGTACGTAAATGAGCTTCTCTCTGGACGTCAAAGCCTTTTGTGATAAGGCAAAGAAGAATCCAGAGACGGTTATGCGTGCTGTGTCGTTTAAACTATTCAGCGCCATTATTAAGGCCAGCCCGGTAGATACAGGAAGGTTTAGAATGAACTGGCAGACATCAGGTGGCATGCCAGCAACTGGTGAACTTCCAGGGGACGACAAAACGGGAAATGTAGCAGAAGGCCGAGCAGAGTCATTCATAAATAACAGCGTGTATTGGGAAAACTTTACACTTACTAACAACCTACCATACGCAGAAATAATTGAATTTGGTGGGTATTCAACTGGATTTATGGGGCCAGCCAGACCGGAAGCATCTGAACTTGCTTCATTTTCAGGGCCAATTAAACATTCAGGATTTGTCGGGCCGAAGCGTCAAAAGAAATATGAAAGCGTAAACGGCTTCTCCAAGCAAGCACCACAAGGCGTAGTCCGTGTTAACATAACCAGATTCAACACACTACTTAACGAAGAAGCTGCCAAGGTGAAATGATGGGCTACTTTGAAGATCTGACAAAAGCGTTCGACATTCCACTGATGACATTTGGCGCAGCAAATAGCATTGCCGTAGCGCTTGAGAATATCGACGCGCCAACATCAGTAAATACACCATACCTTGCCAGCTATATGCTGCTGGCCGACACCGAGCAGGCAGATCTATTCTTTACTGAGCGCAGGGCAGGGATTTATCAGATTGATATCAATGTCGCCTCAGTGAAAGGTAGCGCGCCTATCAATAAAATGGCAGACTTGCTGATGCTGGCATTTAAGCCAAGCAATACATTCCAGCGCAATGAAATTTGCGCAGAAGTACAATCGGTAAGCCTGGGGCCTCTGATTGTGCAAAACGGATGGGCTATGCGCCCGCTATCAATTAACTTTGTTGCTTTCACTAAGAGGCTATAGCCATGTCTATTCAACCGTTCAAAGGCGCCAATACTGCGAACTTTTACATCCCGGAGGTGACAGCAGGTGTTACCCCGGCAAGTCCAGCATGGTATCCGCTTCGCAATACTGGCGGCGTGCCAGCGCTTACCCGCGATGCGCTTGTGTCTAACGAGCTAGATGGTAGCAGGGAGGTTTCGTCTATCCGCACCGGCAATAAGCAGGTTTCTGGCGAGTTTGCCATCGAGCTTAGCGCGCAAAGCCAGGATGAGTTGCTGGCTGGCGCGATGACAAGTTCATGGGTGGCAGGTTCAACAGTTACTGGATTGACCATTGACGTATCTGCTTCTGGGAAAACGTTCACTCGTTCGGCTGGTGATTTTACGACTACCGTAGAAGTTGGTGACCTGATTGCATTCCCTGACTTGGCTGGTGATAACGCCAAGCCTTTCATCGTTACTGCCGTTTCTGCTCTTGTTGTTACTGGCGCAGGCATTCCCCACGCGCTGACGGATGAGACTGATACCACGACTGACCTTATCATTGGCGACAAGCTGGAAACAGGAAACCTGTGTAAAACTTATTCTGTGCTGACCGTATTTACTGGTAAGTGTGGGACTGTTGACGCATATCTGCTGACTAAGGGCGTTGAATTCTCTGGCTTCTCTATTGAGCAGGCGGTTAATGCCATGGTTACCGGAAGCTTACCATTCATTGGGCTGTCGCAAGAAGTATTGAGCGCGTTGCCAGCCGGTTCGACATTCCCATACAGCTACGATGCTGAACCATTCTCAAGTGTTGACGTTTCCGCGTTTAATGGCACTGCGCTACTCAAACTGATCGACACATTTACCATTACCAACGACAACGCAACATCTGCTCAGTTTGAGCTAGGCAATGACAGTGTGGCATTTGTTGAGCGTGGACGCGCTTCAAATACCTTCTCGCTGGCTGGTAAATTGTACGATATGACGCTGCTGAATCTTTTCTTGAATGAGACAAAGGTTGAGATGACCTCTATCTTATCAGGCGTCACTGGAGCAATGTCGTTCACGTTGAAGCGGGCTGATTTGACTGCTGCAACGCCAGAAGTTGGCGGCCCAGAATCGGTGACGTTGACTATTGAAGGACAGGCAACAGGTAACAACACACTGTCGTCTATCGTGATTCAGCGCATTGCATACGCGTAAAATAAAAGGCCCCGAAAAGGGCCTTTGTTATTTAGCATTATCGATAGCCAGCTCACTAATCTTCATGATTACCGGCTTCAGATCTTCCGGAGTCCCTTCCTTATCAGCGTGCCCCCTGGCGAACGCCATGACGATTTCAGGGCTTACACCGGCAAGGATCGCTTTTTTCCCGCTCTCACACACGTTGATATACGCCTTAATGGCAGTTGCTACTAAATCTGGTCGTTCTTTCAGTCCCCAGGCCACATTTTCAGTTTGCAGGTATCCAGACTCAACTACAATATCAGGACAAGACTTGCCAGCAGAGGCCGAGAACGACAGTGCTAACAGAATTGCGGCGATTGCGATTTTTGTGTTGTTCATTTTACTACTCCTTTGTTTGTGAGATGATAATAGCATTGCCAATACAGATTGCAACTAATTTGTTTTAACTGCTGATTAAATAGCCAGCGCCCAATCGAGGACAACATATGAAATTGACCGATTTCTACTTTGCAGACCGGCATGCCGCTGGCTCAAAGATGCCTATTCTGTTACCGAATGGTGATGATTCTGGAGAATGGTTGCAGGTAATGGGGCCGGATTGCGACGCGTCAATCGCTGCTGGCCGTGCGTACACCGCAGCATACCGAGCGGCGCAAGACGAGCTGGCTCCGCTGGAGGCCAAGTGTGAGGAGAAAAAAGACTTCACCGAGTACAACGAGCAAATCAACTACCGCGCTGAGGAATTGAATAAGCAGTTGGCTGTTGAAATTGTTATCGGCTGGTCTTTCGATGACGAGTTCTCCAAGGATGCTCTGCGCGAATTGCTCGACCAGTACCGAGGTCTCGCACAGGCTATCGGCAAGCACCATACCGAAAGTCGCAAGGCTCTTTCGTCAAAGTAGAAGCGCTGTATGAATTCGCCAAGTGGCAATTTGTCGACCGCCAGCGTAAGCAGAAATTCGACAGCATTTCAGCTGGTCACGAGGCTGCATTGATTTCGATGGGCATCATCAAGGCCGCTGAGCGACGCGAAGAGAAGGGGCCTGAATGCCCATTAATTTTTGCTGGCACGTTTGCGAAGTATCGTGAGCTAAAATTCATACAGCGCGAGACAGATGATAATATTACGGTATATCCACGTGAAATGCTGACATGGCAAGATCTAGCCGCATACCGCGATGTCACACGGCAGCAATTCACCATGCTGGAAACAGAATTAATCATGGGCATAGACGCCATATTTGAGGGCCGACACGATGGCTGATACCGCTTCCCTTGTCGCAAGGGTGAAAACCGAAGGCGCCAAACAGGCTGCCGACGAACTGAATAACGTCGCAGGGGCTGCCAACAACGCCGACGCCGCGGTGCAGAAGATACCGAAAGATGCCAACGCCGCTGGTCAGGCCATGGGGAATGCTGCAAAGGGCGGATTCTCTAGTTTCAAGAACTCAGCACAGCAAGTCGGCTTCCAGGTGCAGGACATGGTTGTTCAGCTACAGAGCGGCACGTCTGCGTTTGTGGCTATTGGCCAGCAGGGTTCGCAGTTGGCTGGTGCATTTGGGCCTGGCGGTGCTGTTCTAGGTGCGGTTATCGCCCTGGCGTCTGCCGTTGGCGGCGTACTTTACAAGTCCATGGGAAACGCGAAAGTAACTGCGGCAGAAATGGAAGAGGCGCACAAGACACTTGCTGGAGTGCTTAAACAAACTTCATCTGGTGCTTATGAAGTTTCAGACGCGATTCAAACCATGGCGTTATCTGGCGCATCGGCAGCAGAAATTGATGCCAAGTTCGCAGACGCACAAGAAGCGCTGCGCACGAAGGTTGAAGCGTCGACGCAGGCCGTAGTTGAGGCCACCAAAGCGACAGATACATGGCTTTACGGCACGGCTGTCGGTGCTGAGCATAACCTGCGTCTTGGCGACTCTGCTGGTACAGCAGCAGGGTTCATAAAAGATTTGTCGTCGTCATTAGGTATCACCAGCGATGAAGCCACACGGCTTGTGCCTTTACTGGCCGCGGTGCAGAAAGAATCCACCCCGGCCAATGTGGCCGCGCTGCGCGCTGAAGTTGAACGGCTGACAACCGCCCACGGTACAGAGAATGACGAGCTGCGCAAGCTCAACAGCACGTTGCAGCAGAACGCTACGGATACCCGCAATGCTAAGGCGGCTGACGATGCCCTTGCCGCGTCTAAAGCCAACCTGATAAAGCGCATTCAGGAGCAGAATGACGCGATCGTAAAAAACCAGCAGATTAGCATACTTGCTGATCGTGACCGTGCAAAAGCACAAGCAGCCGCCGACAAGGAGGCTTTCGCAAAACGGGAAGGTGTTACCAAGGAGCAGATAGCCGCATTCAATGCCGCACGGGATACAGAAGCGCAACAGGATATCGCACGCATTGACGCTACTGAGAAAGCCAAATCCGACCGTATAGCGGCAGCAGGGCAGAAAAGACTGGATACGCAGGCGCGCCAAGCTGAGACCGCCGCCGCACGCCAGAAGAAAGCCGCAGATGCGTTCTTGGCTCAGGTCGACCGCACCAGCGGTGACGAGATCGCCCGCATTACGGCAACCGAGCAGCAAAAGCTGGAGCAGCTAAACGCCTTCAATCAGCAGGGGCTGATCGTAGGCCAACAGTATGAGCAGGCGAAAACAGACATTCAGCTGGCCGCGGAAGACGCGCGACAGAAAGAACTGGAGAAGCGCCGGAATACGCAGGCGCGACAGCAAAACGAGCACGACCAATTTATTGCCAACATTCAGGCGCTGAATGCCACTGAAATAGAGATGATCGACGCGCAGAACGAAGCCAAGCTGGCCAAGGCCAAGGAAATGCACGACAAAGGCCGGATCAGCGAGCAGGAATACCAGGACTCGATCCGTGCAATTCAGGAGAACACCGAGAAGAAAAAAGAAGAAGTGCAGCTGGCGGCATTAAGTGACATGACCAGCAACCTAAAAACGGCGCTTGGCGAGGGTAACGCGCTGTACAAGGCTGCGGCCATAACCCAAACCATTATCGACACCTATAAGGGCGCCACGGCAGCATACAGCGCGTTTGCGGGCATACCCATCGTCGGCCCCGCATTGGGTGCAGCTGCCGCAGCTGCGGCTATTGGCGCCGGCATGGCGCGCGTCAGTGCGATCCGCAGCGCACGTGAACAGGGCGGTAACCTTGCGCCAGGGCAGGTGTCGACCATCGCCGAGCGTGGCAAGCCGGAGGTCATCATGCCGGCTGGGGCGTCGCGCGTGCGCACGGCGCAGCAGATGCGGCAGATCATGGGTGAAAACTCAGGCGGTTCGGGTGGCGACAGCAACATCGTGATCGTGAACCAGACAACCGGCCGCATTGATAGCGTCCAGCAAGATCGGGATGACGAGGGGCGCTTGCGTGTTATAATTCGTGAACTGGTGTCTGGAGACCTGCAAGATAGCAACTCAGATATTTCCAAATCACGCCGCTCGACTCGCGGCCAACCGGGACATTAACTATGGGTGATTTACGATTCCCCGCCGCGCTTAAACCGATTGTCAACCGGGGATACTCACAGCAGCGCGGCAGCAACATTTACCGGAATAGCGTCCAGGGCGGGTTACCCCGACAAGGCCGCGATACCTACTTCGAGCCGGTGCCGATCAGCGTTACGCTGGTGGTCTCGTCGCTGGGGCGCCAGGCGTTTTACAGCTTCTTGAACCAGATCAATGGCGGCGCCGACTCGTTCGTCATGGTGCACGACACCGGCCTTGGTCTACAGGATCACCAGGTGCTGATCACCAGCACCATTTCGGACGACACACAGGACAGCAAGAATTGGGTTATCAGTTTCACTGCCACCGCAGAGCGTACCGCTATCCAGGAAGAAACCTGCCTGACAGAAAACCTGCCAGCCTTGTTCGGGTGCTACGGAGATAACCTGAATTGTTTCTTGCGCGCGTATGTTGAGGCGCAATCCACATTTCCGCGAATTTGGGATCCGATGCAATGATGTTTGTTTCTTGGCTATCACTATATGTCCCTGATTGGATGAAAACCCCTAACTGGATTCTATGGGACAGGCGGATGACTTGGACATGTTATCGCCGTTTTTGTGGTGACTTTAAAATGGCTTATGACGGGGTAAGATTGCATGAAGACATAAGAGCTTTGCTTATACAGATTGAGGAGGAGCGTAAATGAGTGCTGAATCAGTAGAGGCGGCATACCGCCTCAAACTGGCCTCCAATCCGGAAGGCCAGATCGATTTTGAAACCGTCGAAATAACGCACCCGCTGTTATCGCGCAGGTTCCTGATCGTGCGCGGCACGTCGCCACTCACGGCAACCCTGGAAACTGGGGAGACGGTGACATTTGAGCCGTCGCCAATGCAAACCGTAAATGCGGCAAACAATAACGATATGGATCAGAACTCATCATTCACATTGCCTGACGTGGGAAATATTTTGGATGATGAAATGTCGCGCATTCCGCTGGACACCGATGTATACCCGGTATTCACGTTCCGCAAATTTATCAGTACAGACCTGAGTTACCCATGCCTTGGCCCTGTAGTATATGACTTGCAGTCGCTGTCTCAGTCGAAGGGTATTTTTACCGCTGAAGTTGGCGTACCAAGACTCAACCAGCGCGCCACCGGCATCTTGATGAATCCGACCGACATACCGATACTGAGAGGGCTGCTATCGTGAACATCATCGACTACACCGGCGAGCGGTACGATTTCCGCACATACAACTGCTGGCATCACGTCAGACGTGTGCGCTCAGACGCTGGGATGGATACACCAGCGTTTGACGTCACTACACCGGCAACTATCAACGACGCCTTTGACGCGGGACACTCAGACCCTAAAGGATTGCAGCGCGTACATAATCCGAATGACTTCGATGCGGTACTTATGGCTGAGCGACATGCAGGGCGTCTGGTGTGGCACGCTGGCGTTTATTTCGATGGTATGGTGAGCCATTGTGACCGAGCAGCCAAGCAGGTTAAACTGGAAGCATTAAGCGATTTAACCGCACGCTATCAGAGGATTGAATTTTGGCGCTAGTAATCCACTATACCCGCAATGAGAATGGCGGGTTTAATACCTCTCAGCACTACACAGAACCGATGTTATTCGTTACCGAGCGCATTCCAGACGGTGTGCCGTTCACTATTTACCGAGACTCGGTAGGCGAAGATAACAACGTGACAGAGAACTTCGACGCGCTGCGCGAGCCGGGAATATTCCACATTATAGAAGGTGCTGGCGGCGGGGTGGTAAGTGGCGCATTTAAATTGCTCGGCGCCGTGCTAAGCCCGATCATGAAGTTGCTTACGCCATCCACGGCAGCGGCGCAATCATTCTCGAACGTGCAAGGCGAAAGCCCAAACAACAGTCTGACCGATCGCAACAACAAGCCGCGCCCGTATGAACGTGTCTATGATATTTGCGGAACGGTTCAGAGTATTCCTAACAACCTCATGACTACCTATAGCGTATTTAACTCGTCTGGTAGAAAGGTTGAATACGGATATTATTGCGTTGGTCGTTCGTATCTTGATATTTCTGTATCCGGGGTCACTGACGGAGATACTCTGTTGCAGAACATCCCTGGCGCATCAGCATACATCTACGGTCCAAACACCTCGCCTAATAGCGGGTCTCCACAGTTAGCTATCGGTGACCCAATTGACCAGGGTTTGTATTCAACGGTATCTGCTAATGAGGTGGACGGCCAGACTCTTAAAGCTCCTAACGACCTGTCATCTCGCATGACAGATGGTGCTACTGCCGTTTATTCTGGCGGACTTGGCACAATAACAGATCCTTCAGGCGGCGCTGACTTTTCTGCTTATATCAAAGTTGGCTCTAACGTGGTTTTCAAAAATGTGTTTGTAGATGGAGTTGCTGATTTAAATGCGATCTATGTAGTAACAGACGTTAGCTCCGTGTCTATAACAGTAAACCCATCGCCAAAGCTTGACCAGTGGGTTAACGTTGGTGGCACGCCAAGGCCATTAAAGCTGTCGGATGATCCAATTGTGGAGCCTTATGACACTAAAGAGGCATCATTCACCCCTTGGGTGTCAATAACCAGGTTGCAGCCTGAGAGGCTACTTATCAATGTTAGCGCCCCGAATGGCATGTATCTGGATTGGGGTGCTGGCAAGCTACAGCTTGGCACGACATTTGAAGCTGAATACCAACTACTTGATGAACTAAACAATCCATACGGGCCAGTTTATGCGCAACAGGCTACAGTTACAGGTAAATCAAGCCAAGAGACAGGAGCGACCTTGTATGCTGTGCTGCCAGTTGCCAGTAAGGTACGTGTCCGTGTTCGCCGCGTAACTCCGTTCCAGTTTTGGTACAATGGCGTCGTGGTTGACGAGCTGAAATATAATGAGCTATTTGCCCAAGTGACTGACTATACACCTCATTACGGCAACATTACGACTGTGCATACGGCTAGGCTGCAAACCGTGAGAGCAACGGCAGTTAAACAACCACAGCTTAAAATACTGTGCACTGAGATGGTTCAGAAATACCTGGGAGCAGGCCAATTCGACGCCACATGGACACCAAACACCCAGGCTGTTCAGTCTATGATACGACTTTTGCGTGATCCTGTTGTTGGTGGCTTAGATTTGACCACAGCCAATATGGATGCATTGCTAGCTACTCAGACTGAGATTGAAACCTATTTCAATGACGTAAGAGCAGGTCAATTCTGCTATACGTTTGATACCTACACCACCACGGCACAGGACATTATCGAAGCGATCGCCGAGGCGGTTTTCTGCCGCGCTTACCGCGAAGGAAAGAGTATCTTGCTGGACTTTGACCGCCCGCGCGTCGGGCCGGAGATGGTATTCACTCATCGGAGCAAAATACCAGGGCAAGAGAAATGGACGCGATCTTTCGATGACCAAAGCAGTTATGACAGTCTTAAATTCAGCTATATAGACCCAAAAAAGAATACAAAGGAGACCATAACGATTCCGGCTGATGGTGGACGGAAGACATATACCTACGACTCCAAAGGTGTACGCAACTATCAACAAGCTTACTGGCTGGCGCATCGTCGCTACCAGATGATTAAATTGAAGCGGATTTCTGTTGATTTTTCAGCAACAGAAGAAGGTTCCTTAGTGCGTCCTGGTCGTGCAATAAGCGTAGTCAAAGGTTCTCGCGTAGCACCTTATGACGGATATATTGTCGCTGCTGATGGCTTAACATTGACACTTTCTCAGGAGGTTGATTTTAGCGGTTCAGGGCAGCATTCAATCATACTGAAAAAGCGCGATGGAGGCGTGCAAAGTGTTCCGGTAGTTGCCGGAACAACTAAACGAAAAGTGGTTATGTTGGCCGCCCCGCAGGAGGCCGTGTATACTGGAAACAGTGCGCTTAAAACGGAATTCTCATTTGGCAGCGATAGCCGCCATGACGCGCAGATGATTTTAGTACAGACCGTGACGCCAAATGACGACCGCACGGTTAAAATAACAGGATTTAACTACCACCAGGATTATTATATGCAGGACGGCGTAACGCCATTCGGTCGCGCGTTCAGCAATGGCTTTGATACCGGATTTTCTTAAAGAGGAACACAACTATGTCTAGCGGCTGCGGTGACGTCTTGTCACTTGAAGACCTGAAAACAGCGAAAAAACATCAACTTTTCGAAGCAGAGGTTATTACCGGCCGTTCCGGCGGAGTGGCCACTGGGGCATTTATCGATATTGCGACGAACCAAGCAACGGGCCAAGTTCAAAAAACTATGCCCGCAGTACTGCGCGACATTGGCTTTGCGCCAGCATCGTTCGATTTTAATACCGGTGGGACTATTTCAGATCGTAATGTTGCCGTGTTATGGCCTCTCCCTGGTGGAGATGGAGATTGGTATGTGTGGGAAGGTGCATTACCTAAAATTATTCCTGCTGCGTCCACACCTGATTCCACCGGCGGGGTAGCAGCCGGGGCGTGGAAAGCCGTAAATAGTAATGCGTTACGTGACCAGTTATCTGTAGTGTCCCCGGAAATGTTTGGCGCAATAGGTAACGGGATCGCAGATGATACTATTGCTTGGCAAGCGATGGATAGCTATGTGTCAGCCAGAGCCACTGCAAGCCATATTATTACGATTATTGCATCGAGGAAATATAGGGTAACCGCGCAACTTAATGGGTGGAGTTACGTTAACTTATTAGGCGGCGGAACTCTAATCTATGACGGCGCTGACCAGTTAAACTCAACGGTACTTACGTATAATAGTAAGACTAAATTCAATATTTCTAATATAAATATTACTAGAAATTTCAATGACCCTTTCGCTCTGCGGTCTAAAGGGGCGTATGGATTAACACTAGCATCCTGCTCTGATTTCTCGGTGGTAGGGTGCGATATCTATATGCACACAGACGCGCTGTCTGTTATGGATTCTGATAGATTTAAAATTGAATCTAACCGTACACATGAATTAGGTGAAGAGGGTATTGCAGTGCGCCGCTCTCGCAACTGGAGCGTAATTAACAATGATGTGTACCACCATAACGGTGATGGGATATTAATAAAAACTGGCAACGTTTCAAGTTACGCCGGCAGCATTTGCGATAACCGAGTGTACGACGGTATCCAGTCCGCTGGCACTGCCGGGGGTAACCGCGGCGGGGGCATTACGGGTAATGACGAGGTAATCGGCGGAGGCGCCACTGAGTCTTTTAATCGTCTAATTGTAGAAAGAAACCATTGCTATAATGTTAGCTACGGCATCGCCTTTACTAATATTGTCGACCTGTCAATGTCTAACAACATGGTTAATAACATCGACCGTTTTGGCATTATTATCGACACTGCGCTTTTTAATAACCCTAACAAGAATCCGGTAAAACGTATCAGTGTTAGTAACAACCATGTGTCAGGTACAGTGCAGGCCGGGCTATTATTTACCGGGACTGCGGATATATCGGTTAGTCAAGTAACGATATCAAACAACATAGTTGATACTTGCGGCACCTCCACCGCCGCTGGGTACCCAGCTATCGGAGCATCTTTTGCATCTGTAACCGGTAACAAGGTTACCAATTGCAAGATTGGTCTACAGGTGGAAGGGTGCGCTACTACCGGTAACGTTATTACGGATTCAACTTATACTAGCTCCGCGCCAGCGTCGGTGTGGGTTAAGATAATCGGCGGCGGCAGCTTCAATGGGAACAGTTTATCCGATTCAAAATTCGGACACATCAGATTCTCCAGTATAAGCGGTTTAACATTTACCGGGAACACGATCACAACGGCGAGTAGTTTCGCCTGCTTATATTTTGACTCTGTTTCCTCCGGTAGCACCTGTATTTTTAGAGCTAACAATTATGTGAGCGCATTCACTAATGTGTCAGTTTTTAACATTGGCGCCGTGCCCGCCGTACCCGCGTTAGTAGGCGATGAGCTAATCGTGTCCTCTCCGCCTGCGGGCGGCATTCGCCGGTTGGTGTGCGTAACTGCCGGCAATCCAGGCGTTTACGTCCCTGTTGAGTGGAATATAATTTCTGCGGTTTCGTCATCCAGCAGCCCAACCATAAATGCTGGTGCATCATTACGTATAACCGGAACAGCCGCTGGGGTGGCGAGCAATTCAGCCTGTGTTGGGGCTAAATTTAACCAAGACCCGCAAGGGGTTGATATGGTAGCGTCGGTTACTGGCGCCGGGACAGTCACGTTCATCCTGACCAACAACACCGGATCAAGCAAAACATTTAGTAATTTGGTAATGACGGCGTATTGCCATTCATAA